TTCCGATCTGTCTTTCTTACGTTGTTCATTCACCCATTCAGGTTCTTTACCTAAAGCCAACGGCTCCATCTTTGAAAAATCTAAAAATGAACGATTTTTTTCAGCCCATTTCCAAAACTCATCTAAATAGATAATTTTAAAAGTATTATTCATAACTTTCTTGTTGTGAACAGGCATACCTCTATTTTCTATCCACGACTTCTTGTAGTATGAAGAAAATGGTCTTCCTGTCAATGCTATTGCCACTTGATTTAATGTTACATATGATCCGTTTTCCAACATAGGTCCAAGATTTAATCTTCCCGCTTTTAATTTTATGGCATTGACACTGCGATTTAGTTTTTGGGCAAGGATTGGAATTGAAACATTTCCCCATTTTTCTTTTAAATATTCAATCTCTTCTTTAGTCCATGTCCTATTCACGGAATCACCCCAATACAAGTTTTATTACGGGAAGTACCCAACTACATAAATAATAGTCAGATACTTCCTATTGTAATTTTTTTATTTTATCTTATGTCTTATAATAGCAACTGCCCCTCGCTCTTTAATTTCTTGTGCCACCATTTTATCCTTTTCAGTCATGTCCTTTTCCAAAGCCTCTAAAATAAGCTTTAGAGTTGCTATAACTGACGGAACCGCATAACGAGGCAGTAGCTGGATTACTTCTCCGATATCCTCCATATACATTTCTGCCATTTTATAATTCATGTCCATAAACTTTTCTTTAATCATCGGACGTAAAATTTCCGACATATTTTTATTACCCATTATTTCATGAAGAAATAACATTTCCTTTTCGCAGCTTTTGAAAATTTCTCTCCTTTGTTCCGTTGTGTGCATTTTATTAATTCTCCTTTTCATCTTCCGTATGAATACCTACAACAGTTTTAACCTTATCCGCAAAGGTCGCAATTTCTTCTTCCGGCACATTTATTTGTGATACGATAACTGATTTTGTTTTCAATTCATTGTCAGTGTCACTTTGACGTGGTGCAGGTACATCTACTATTTGACCGACTTCAACAGGTATTTCTGTTTTATAGCTGTATTCTCTGCCTCTCGGTTCACTGTCTTTATCCAAAAATCTGCATTTTATAATATTTGTCATCTTAATCTCTCCTTTATCAATTATTCATCTTCAGCGGTATATAATTCATGCGTACCGTCCATTAGGGCTTTTTCTTCATCTGACATTTCATATCCTATCGTTGTTAATCCGTCATAAAGTCGTTGCAGTTCTTCATTCCCACAATAACACCCCTTATAATCAAAGCAATTCGTTACAGTGTTGTCACCGTATAATACATAACCTGCAATAACCATTTTATTCTGTTGCGTTTTACTTGAAAGATTATATATTCTTTGAACATCTCGGGTGTCTGAAATATCATCTTCATCATACTCGACATCTAACATATTAAGAAATTTCTCTACATCAAAACAATTATCTTCCAACAACGCTGTAATAAGAAAATTTTCCAAATTCTTAGAAGTGGCTTTTTCATTCAGTTTAAAATCTTTCACAAAATTTCGTCTGAGATTATACGCACGTTCCGTGGCTTCCTTAAGCCTTTGTATTCTGTTATCCCTTTCTTCCTTAATCTTATTTTCTCGTTCTGCTTGTTCCACTTGTTCTTTTTGTATTTGTTGCCTGGTCTGTTCTTCTTCAGCCGTACGGCTACGGTATAGTGATACACCTACACCGCTTCCATAACATTTATAATACAATTTTGTATCGTCAGGAATTGAAAAATCGTTTATATTCTCTACATTAGCACACCAACCAACATATACTAAACCGTCTGTATCCGTTATCTTTTCAGCAATTTTATTTAATTTTTCAAATAGCTGTTTTCGTTTCTCTATCTCTTTTTCCGCATTGACGGCACGCAATAGGTTATTCTCAAAATTATTGGTTCCGATAGTCTTAAGCACTTCATTTCGCTTTTTATCGTCTTTAATTTCAAATAACTTATCATACTCCGACATGGTTATCTGTCTGCCCTCGGTTTCCTTGAACACATCACTGTCCAACTTCAACAAACGAGTTCTACGTCTTACAGTGCTTTCGGAAAAACCAGTTTTTTCTGCAACTGTTTCAACCGTTTCGCCCAAATCTAACATCATCTGTATTCCTTGAGCTTGTTCATATACAGTCAAATCCGAACGTTGCATATTTTCAAGCAACATTGTTGCTATCTGTTCCTTTGGGCCCATTTCACGAATAACGCACGGTACAGTTTTCAATCCCGCTTGTTTTGCCGCCGCCAAACGTCTGTGACCGATTATTACGGTATATTCACCGTACCAATAACCTGTTGCCGGAACAACCGTAAGATTTTGCAATATACCGTTTTTCTTTATACTGTCCGCCAGTTCCGTTACATCACCTATATTTTTTCGAGGATTTGCGTCATGTGGATGTAATTTATCAACTTCAATATACACGATTTCAGATTTTGTCTGTTCGTCATTATTGATTTTCTCTGTATCTTGTGATATAATTTTGTCTAAGTTATTTTGATTTGTAGTTTCCATATCCAAACTCCTTTCAAAATAATGATAGCTGACCGTTCTTTTCGGTATTAAACTCGTTTCTATCTATATCTTGCGAGTTTTCTACTGGCTGGGCGGTCTTTTCTTTTTCATCATTATTTGTTATCGTTATATTTTTTTGCATGGTTTTATCAAACATATGAAACATTCTTCGCCAATTCCAAACATCATTGAAATACATTGGTGTATACCAATAACAACTATCTTCTTTTGTCATTTCATACAATGACTCGTTTGCCGTTATTGGATTCGCCATTGTATCGCCAATCTTAACATACCCGGCACACCCCAATAGAGATAATTGTGTATAACACATCTTGGCCGTAACTGCATCTATATCTTGAGCAACAAATAGGATGTGATTTTGCCAATTAAATTGTTTTATTTCTTCTGCCGCAGTATTTGCTACCGCAACAAGCAATGCGCCTGCTCCACATGCCGGGTCATTTACAGATACAAATCCATTTGCTTTTATTTCTTGTTCTATATCATTTTTTTGTAATTGAGCAGTCATTTTACACAAACTATACGGTGTAAAAAACTGTCCTTTCCAATGGCTTCCCAAGTCCAGAGCCATATACAACTCTCCAAGGAAATCGCAATCCCTGTTTTCCTCCATGCCATTGATGACGTGACCCATCATCTCAGGAAAGATTGCCTGTTCTTCCTTTGTGTATTTGCGAATAATTTGCATATACATTTCTTCTCTCGGTTTGAAATGCACCCTATCTATGCCATTTGATATGGCACAGGCAAACATTGATATGAAATCAGCGAATATTTCCCATGTTTGATATTTACCGCCGAATTTCTGAATACACTTCACAAACTCGGCTTGATATTGATTTCGAGTTCTTATTTTACCCATCAATTATCTACTCCTTTATTCCAACTCTACTTTAAGAGTCGGATACTTTTCTCGGAACGATTTCATTTTTAACTTGAATTCATTGGTTTTCACCCCTTTCGTGTCAACAATGCGACTTGTTCCGTCATTGTTGAAGATTACGAAATCTGCAACATATTCAGTACCTCGTTCTATACTCCCTACACCCTCTGTCACAACAAATCTTGCTTGACGACAGAAACCTTTTATCTCTCCTGCTCTTGTAAGCAACTTTAACTGACAATAATAATCGGCTTCCTTTTTACTGTCAAAACATATACCATCAATCCAAGTTTTTTGAGAAGAGTATTTATTTTTAGGCTTTGGACTGCTTGTGTTTTGTTCCGTATTCTGAATATATCGTGCATACTCCGCTTCACTCCAACGCATTAATCAATAAACCCCTTTTCTCTTGCCAGATAATATAATTTATTTTCTGTTGTTTTACCTATACCTTTCATTCCTGCCACACAAGTTAAAAACTTACTCACACTTTTATCCCGTGTATCATTCTTGCCTTGTGTATCATCTATGTATTTACACAACTGCTCATCTGTCATTTTGCGAATTTTAACTGCCCTATCGTGCATTTCTTTTTCTGTATCAGTCATTCTGCAACTGCGTTTTTTCATGCGATCACCTCCATATTTTCTATTGTGTCTAAACTAAATAACGTTTCATTTACAGCCTCATCACATAACATTACTGCAAGTGCGTTAATCATATGAGGTTGTATTTGCTTTACGGCATACTTGTTGATTTTTTCTTCAAAGGTTATTCTTATATCATTTATTCCTCTCATTTACTTCCTCCAGTTTCGGCATTTTTGCGGATATTTCCTCAACAAATTTTTTTACGCTTTGTGGCAAACTTTCATATTCCTGTTTGCTTTTCGTTTGTGAACGAAAATTCCGCATAAAATTACTTGCTACTACGGTATCGATTTCATCTGCACTTACCTTAGCCCATTCGTGTATCATCAGAGGGTTTCCTATTGCCGTTTTTACCTTGTCAGGCAACTTTTCATATTCAGCTTTATATCCGTAAATTCCATTACGGATGGCTTTTCGCACCATGCTCCAAGCCTCACCCTCTGTCAGTTCCGGTTCTTTGGTTAATAGCTGTATTTTTTCTATTACCTCAGCTATTGTCGGTGGAAACTTGCTTGATACAATCAATGCTTTAGCTGCATTTGAAACAGTTTCATAGCTGTAATCGGCAAGCATAGACGCCCATAATGTTGTTACCTGTCTTGCTTCTTTCACGTCTATATTTGCATAGTAGCGTGGGTATGCAGCCTTAAATACTGCCATTATTTTAGCGGTTTCTTGCACTGTCATAACATATCATCTCCATTCTCAAATGCACCGTTATTAATCAGTTCAAAAAAAGGATTATTATTTCTTTCGCCATAATCATTTCTTTGTGTAGGTCTGTCGTCATAGTTGCCGTCAAGTGTTTTCGCCATATTTGAATCTTTTATCAACCAATCAAATGTAGCGGACCAATTACGATTATTCGCCCCTTTAAGAAAGCTACTGTTTTCTGCTTTCTCAAACAGACATTTAAAATCATCAATACTGTATTGTCTAAGTCGTGCTTTAATTGCTTTTTTTCGATTGTCTGACATAGACCGTAATTGTGGATATGATGTGCATATACTGTTATACATATCTTTGATTTGCTCATATGGTGCAGTTAGGCGGTGGGAGTTATCTATTCTACTTTCCTCTACTCTATTCTCCTTTACTTTATTTTCTTCTATTCTACTTTGTGAATTAACTTTACTTTTATCGGGGTTATCTTTACTTTTAACTTCGTTTTCTTTATCGGAAACCTTTTTAAATGCAAGTTTATTAAGAATACCTTGCGGAACATCTTTTTTATCAGATGTATCAAGCAGAAAGTATTCTTCAATAAATGTGAAATTTTCGCGGCTGTTTAACATTCTTATAAAGCGCCGCTGGATACCCACAGATGTCAATGCTCCAAACATTTCAAACACCCTTTTATCAAAGAAAGAACATCTGATACACCCGGAAATAAACTCTGCAACAAACTCAGGAGAACAACCACATCCCGCACCATCTGACACAAGGTAGCACTTGTTTTTATCCCATTTGATGAAATATCCATTTTTGCCGTATAAGTCACATAATATGTAGTCTAAAAGATACATTCCTTTCGAGCCAAACTCCGCTCTTAAAAGTCGCACTTTATCATCTGCATAAAAATCAGTATCTTTTGGAAAATAATCAACCCCATCTTTCAAGGGTCTTGCCATATTATTCTCTCACCTCCTCAAGCTGCAAAAACTGTTTATCACGTTCAAACAGCTCGTTATATACAGCCTTTCGTCCTAAATTTAGTATTTTGCATAAGTACGAATCAAGTATTATTCCATATACATGATACTGTTTTAAAAATTCGTTTTTGCCCATATTATGAGCCTGTATATGGTGCTTGCGGCATAACGCAATAGCATTCATACCTACATGAACAATATTATTTCTATCCCTACCCATACCGACAGCGTCTAAGTGATGTACTTCTGCCTTATCATTGCAAATAGCACACTTCCTATGCTCCAAGCACATATATAAATATTTACCGATTTCTTCGGCACGATTAAGCATGGTATCGAGTGTCGGTACATTCCATTCAAAACAGAATTTTATCAAATATGATATAAAACCTGTTGCAGTTTCCATATCCGCTAAATTAGGCTTTTTTGGGGATAAGCTGAAATACTCAAGGTCATTATCCATACAATAATTTGATGTAAAGTATTTACGCAAATCTTCACTGTCATGTCCGCTCCAATCGGCTATCTCACCGATTATTGCAAATATTTTTCGTCGTTGTTCAGATGTACATTCCCGACCGTCGCATAACCGTAATTCAACATTTTTAACTTGTTTTCTAATCATCTCACGGCTTATCGGTTCTTGTGGAATTATCAGCATATTACAGCCGTCATACTCTACAATTTTTGCTGTTGTAATCTGTGACATTCTTATCCCCTACCTTGTTATTTATCAATGTGTTCGTGCAAGAAGATATATCTGCTTTTCGAAGTCATATTTGAATATATAAAATCTTCAGCTTCTTCCTGCGACAGATGTTCATTCATGGCTCGTACTTCATACGCATATTCGCCCTGTTCTTTTTTGTCTGCAATTTTACGCTTAATTTCTTCTTTTTTGTAATTTGCTTCAATGAAGTAATAATCATATCCTTTTGCACTGATACCTTCCATTGTTCGGGTATCTGTTGCGTACAACACTCTCTTTCGTCCGAAATATAGCCTATATCCGCAGTTCGGAACGTCATGATATAGTTTGATAGGCGACAAAGCAAACACCTTATAATCGTATCTTTTTCCTATGTCATATACATCAATTTGTGTTGGTGAAACTCCACATTCTATCAACTTGGGAACCATCCAACGACAACAACCAAATCTTAAAGTTGGACGTTCCGCCGCCAACTTTCGTATAGTTGACGGTCGGAAGTGGTCCGAGTGTTCATGTGTCAGAAGTACAAGTTTTATATGCTTGTACACGTCTTTAAGTTTTTTAAACGATACACCACAATCTATTAATATATCATTGATTTTAACTGCATTACCTGTAGAGCCTGTGGCTATGATATTATATCGAATCAATATCTATCGCCTCCTGTTCGGTCATCTCACTGCCACTTTGTTCCTGTTCGGTCTGCTCTCTGTTATCCATTTCATCTATTGTTTTAAAATCGTTAGTATTGCCTACCATATCAAGTTCAGATTGTTGTAATATCTGATTATCACTATCAGCATATGTATAATCAAATTCTGATTCTTCACGGTCTGCCGGAATTGCCTTTTCCATCTCTATTGATACAGGACCCCATTTTGATATAATGTGTCTAAGCATTGTCTTTATAGCCATTTCATCAAAGTTTTTATACCAGAATGAAGAATATCGCCACATATCTTTTTCAGGGACTTCTCCGTTTTGTATTTTTTCGTACATTTCCGCACTAAATGCGGGAGAATATCTATCGGCATGAGCCATCATTTTGCGAATTGGCCAATATATTGCTTTGCGAAAATTATCAGTTGTTTTTATCATTGCATAATAACCTATTGTTTGGGCTTGCTCACGTTCAAACTCATCTTCAATCAAGCATACATTAAATTCTTCTTCTATTTCATTTCGGCT